CCGCTTTGTCTGTCGCTGCCTTATTTGCAGATAACAGATTAGCAATCTCTACCGAAAGTGACTTTGTCGCGCTCTTTACTGCTTCCTCTACTATGGCTTTTACTTCTTCCTCTACTGTCTCAGCAGTGGAATCTTCTTTTGCAGCTTCTTCTTCGGCTGCTTCTTCGGTTGCCTCTGCTTCTTCGGCAGCTGGCAATTCCTGCTCTTCTAATTCTGTTTCTGTTGCTTCGGCGCTCTTCGGTGTTTCATCCGGTGAAACCATTACCGCTGTAGAGACGTCATCGCGGCCATGTGAATCCTGTGGAACTCCGCAACCGCATTCGAGGCACTTATGCGCTTCCGCGCTCTTCGCCATCATGCACTTCATACATGGTGACTTGTCGCAGCCGCCGTCAGCTTTGCAGCTCTTGCAGCCGTCGCACTTGCACGCGTCTTCTCCGTTTGCTGCCATTTCAATGTTTTCTTCCATGACTTCTCCTTCTTCTTCTTCGCCGGAGTACCAAGCGAATAGATGATGTACTGCCGCGAGTAGATGGCCGATAGACATTTCTTCGTTGCTGTCTTCAGTCGCCATTTCATTTGCTTCTACGACAATCAGTTGAGCCAACGCGCGACGTGCATCGTCGTATAGTTTTTGGTCGAACTTAATGATTTCCGCAGTAGCCAATGACTTAGCCGTATCTACGATTTCCAACGCTGTAGTCATGTCATACTCCCCTTGATTATCCTGTAATTGTACAGATTTTTTAGCGCTGCGCTTGTAGGTTCCGCCGCGCTTCTTGTATTCGCGTACCACCCACGCATTAGCAACCGCCGATGGGTACACGTCGAACTTATCTTTAGCCTCAGCCTTTACCCGGGAATACAATTCTTTATCCGCCGGCTCTGAGCCTTCTCCTCCGCTGTTAATCGCTGCGTAGTTAGGCTTCTTCTCTTCCTTCTCAATCAGCTCTTCTACCTTCCAAATTCCGCTTTCGCCGGCTACGCTCTTAGCGAGTACCAGCTGGCAGTTAGGGTTAGCAGGTCGGTCTACGATTGACACTTCTACGATTTGTCCGTCAATAATGCGGCCGTTTACCGCCTTCTCATCGCGTACTACGCGCGGTGACTTAATTCCAATGCTGAATCCTTTAAGGACTCCGGTTTCTACTTTCTTGACCGAGATAGGGTCTACGACTAGCGCGTGAATGTAATGGCCGTCTGTCTTCTTCTCGTATTCTTTTGCTACGCCGGCAGCGATGTTTGAGTGCTGCTCTCTAATGTTTCCGCCGCTCTTAAACCACTCCGGCATTGCGCGGTCTAGCCATACCGGGTCGCAGATTTGCTGGTCGATGTCTAAGGAGTCGTCAGTAGCCTTGCCGTATACCATCATCGTTCCATCGGCATTGCGGTCTGACTTTACAATCTCAAAGAACGCTGTAGTTAAATCTTTCACGCTTGATTTCTCCTTAGTTTCGTTTTCTCTTAGTGTCTTCTTAGCCCAAGCCCACCCAGCGTCACCGCCCCATAGTAGCCATGCTATGTATCCTGCGCTGTCTTTTCCCCAGCCTTCGCCTTTTTTATCTACTTCATGGCGTGAGAAATACGAGTTCATTCGCTTTATCGTGTCTAATGATAATGCAGCTCCGTTAGATAAATCTCTTGCGCGCGCTACGCCTACTTCGGTTCCCCCGCGATTGTATTTACCGCGTAGTTCCAATCCGCGTTTAGCGTTACTGCGTACTTCTTGCGGCGGTACATACCCTGCGCTTTTGTTTGCTTCCGGTTCGTTTATGTATAGCGCCGCTAATTGCTTCTTTGCATCTTCTTTAGTTTTATGGCAACCCATTACCGAACCATCGCTGTCTTTAATGACCGGGAATCCAGCGCAGCCGCTAGTTCCCTCTTTTCCGATGTGGTAAGGCATTTATTAGATACCTGAATAAATAATTGAGATTGCTCCGGCAGCTGACGCAGCGGCGGTTACTCCCCAAAGTTTTTCTCCTGCATGCATCCATACTTGCTGCGTTGCGTTTGCAGCAACTTGGCTTCCGCGTGTTGCGCCCGATGTAGTTGTACTTTCATCGCCGAGGTATAAAACCGCTGTGTGATTATTGCAAATCTGTACCGCTGTGTAAGGTAATCCAGCTGGTAGCGTGAATAGTAATGTTGCTGATGTAGCCGTAGTTGCGTTTACGTGGATTAGAGCCATGTTATTTCTCCTCTGAATGTTCAGTAATTGTACCCTGAGTGTCCGGTTTTTCGTGCGTAGGTTCGGCTTTGTGTATTGTAATTCCGGCCATTGAATCGTAGCCGAATCTTTCTATACTCATTTGACCCTCACTTTGACGTTAGTGCCGTTCACTTCTAATACCTTGAACGTAGTGCCTCTAGGCAATAGCCATTCGTTTTCTGAAATTGGTGTAGCGTATTGCGGGCTAATTTCGACGCGTGAGGCTAGAGGGAATAGGCCTTGCGTTCCAGCAGGGTTTACTATTTCTAATACTACCCCCGGATTTGCTTTGTCTGCTCTTGCAAAATTGCGCGCGATTTGCAGATTTAGAGAGGTCGAGATGTAGCCGTTATCGGTATAAGTATCCCCGGGTTTTAATTTAGCGAATGCTTGAACCGCGTCTTGCCCCCAGATTCCTCTGTAAGATAAGGTATTTTGTTGCAGCTTTGGAGCGTTTGCGATTGCCGAATCCAGCTGTGTAATTGTGGCTTGTACTTTTTCTTTTTCTTTAGTCGAGGTATACCTATCCCACACCCCAGTACGCAAGTAATCATTGACATTTCCGTAATGGCCGCTGCCTGATGTGTATTCAGAAATTGCTTCTAATTCTGTTTTTGTTGGAATGTATCCCGCATTGCGCTGTTGATTCATTACTCGTATTACGTCTTCTTCGCTGACTACCTTTTGAGGTTCGCTTTCTTGCGTTGTATTTGTAGGCATAATGTTATCTACCCCGCTTATATCCGGCTCTGCAAAGTAAGCATCGTCAATAACCGGCAATAGTGCGCAGCGGCAGTTCGGGTGTACCGGCGGCTCTGTATCTCCGCTGTTGAACGCTTCTCCGGTGTTTACCACTTGGCCTTCGTTCGGTGCGCAAATGTCGCAAGGGTTAGCCCCGCTCCACTCCACCTTCTCTACTCCGCCATTTTTGTAATTCTCCATCGCCGCTAGGCTCATTGCTCTGTTTTGTTCGGTAATTGCAATTGTTAGCGCTCGCGCCGGGTCGCCTATCTTCTCTGTAATTACTTTTGCAGCTCTCGCCGGGCTGAATCCGGCCGCAATCGAGTCAGCGAGCGCAGTTCCAATCCGGTCGAATCCGTTAGCGGCAATCTTCTTGCTTGTAATTCCAGCGTCGTTGAGTAACTTCTCGAATGCTCCTGTAGGTCTGTATAGGAGTGCGGCCGCGCGGTTTCCCGGTTTCCAATTATTCCAGTCTACGTAATCCGGGCTTTCTTCCTTTTTCTTGGCCTTTGTAATTGCAGCTTTGTTGTATTCCGTCTTTGCTTGGCCTATCGCCTCTGCGCTCGCGTCTAATCCGAGTAGGAATCCATCTGCGTAAATCTTTTTTAGCGCGGCAGCAATCGGCTCGTTATTTATTCTTACATGCAGCATCGCCCACGCCCTAGCCCGGGTGCGGTCTTGCGTAATGTTATCTGTAACAAACGGGTGCGTCTGTTGATACGCCTCATAGATGTTGCGTGCGTTAATGCTTGCCCGGAGTGCGGCTCGCATCGTTACTGAATTCTTTGCCGCTACGCGCACATCGGCCTTATGTGCGCCCCACGTCATGCTAGGTAGGCCTTTGCCAATGACCTAGCCGTATCGAGGTCGCCTTCTACTGCGCAGCGGTTTAACGCCTCTCCAACTATCGGGTCAATCATCTTAAATTCGAAGTCTCTTTTACGCTGACCCTTTGCAGCCCACTTCATAAACGCTTTTACTTCGGCCGCTACTTCGTTGGAGGTGTTTTCGCCTTCGGGAATCTCCGGCGCTGCTTGCGTCTCCGGGATTGTTGTCTCCCCGTCTTGCTCCAGCTGTGGAGCGTTAGAGGTTTTAGCGTCAATAATTCCGTCAGGTGAGAATAGGTATACGCCGCTTCCGCTTACCAGTATCGGCATGTCCGCTTGCGGTGTATCTAGTAATGGTAGCCCTAGTTCGCTGCGTCGCTCGTTTACTGTCTTGCCGGCGCTGGTAACTTCAATCTGAGCCTTGCGTGCGCTTGACTCATTCTCTTGGCTCTTGCTTACCATCAACTTAAATTCGAGTTCGCGTGGCATTCCGAGGTATGTGTATGAAAGGTTAGTCAGCATTTTGTTAAGCCAGTTTACAATCGGTTGTACGCCAACCAATTCTGCGCTGTTTGCTTTACCTTCTTCGAATCCCTTGCCGCCTAATCCGCCGCCTTTAGGTGAGTATCCAATCTCTGTAGGCTGTACTCCGAAGTGTCCGCAGATTGAAGCAATGAGGAAATCGTCGAGCGTATCCTTAAATTTCTCGCCGTATGCTTCATTTACGATTGGTGTAATTCCTGTAGGCAATAATCTTGCGCGCTTGCGCTGTTCGGTTTGTCCGGCTAGGTCATCGTTAAGAATGTTTTCCCATGCTCGTAGCAAGTCCGGGTTAGTTCCCCACGTAGCATCTGTTGAGAACATGAGTTCCGGTAGCACGCCGTCTGTGTATTCCGCGCGTATCCATTGCTGTCTGCGTAGGTAAATGTCTGCTAGTGGTAGCGCTCTTTCTACCGGGCTGAATCCGTAGACGCTTGTAGTACGTCGGTTACGGACTAGGTATGCGAGGTCATCGCTAGTGAATTCTCCGTCTGCTTTAGGGTCATCGCTGTTAGCGCTGAATTCTGCACGTGGGAATCCGTAAAGGATTTGCTGGTATGCAGCTTGCGGCGGCATAGGTCGCATTCCTCTGTCATCTAGCATCGGTTTAATAGTTGCGCCATCTAGAATCTGTAATCCGTATAGTTCTCCGCCTACTGTTTTCTGAGGCCAGATTGCTAACCCGTCAATTACGAGTATTTCCTCTAGCGCGATGTTAAGCCAGTCGGTAAATGTGAGGCCGTTGCTCTTGTCCGGGTTCTCCCAGAATGTTTTGAGTCGGTAAATCTCGTCGTTAAAATCTTGGCGCGCCTTTACCATTGCGCGGACATGGTCTCCGCCGCTCTCGCTCATAATCTTTTCGCTTGCGTCTTGGCCGAGGACAATGTCCCATTCGAGTCCGCTAATCTTTCCCTTAATTACTTCTACGCAGCGACGTAGAATGTCAATCTGTTCCGCAGCTGAACGTAGAGTCTTAAATGGTACGTTGCGCGTTTCTGTAATGTTGATGTTTTGCGCGACTTGGTATTCGTATCTGCGCGGTTCCGGTCTTCCTGTTACCGGGTTTACCGGGTTAATCGCTCCCGGGGTAATTGGAATACCCGGACCAAATGGAACTCCTGCGAGGATTGCGTTACGCGGTAGAGCATTTACTGTTCCGTAGTTTTGTCCGATTGCTCCCGGCGCTGCGTTACGCATTTGCTGCTCGGTCATAGTTACTGACCCGGCGGGTAGTTTCGGTGCTGCCTTTTCAATTTCAGTTCCGGCGATTGCTTTTGCGATTCGGTCTCTTAGACCCATGTGAATCTCCTATTGTTTTGCCCCTTGTATTTCAGGCTGCGTAATCATAGCAGTACCTCTTGCAGTTGCGAGTATTTGCTCCGGTTTTATTAGGTAGCCTCTTGACGGGTTAGGCTCAATCTTGCACTCTATCTTGCGGCCGTTTTTTAGTACCGCTTGTATCAGCGTTTCTCTTGTAATTATCATCGTCGCTTCCCCTAATGGGAACG